CTTCTGTACTATTTTGCTCAATTTGTTTTGTTGGATTATCTTTTTTAAATGTTTCAGCTAGTCTTGAAAAAACATCTTTTTCTAATTTTTGTATTGTTGGATCTTTTTCAATTGGTGGTAATTGAGATCTTGATAGTCCACTAATTCTTGTGTTAGAAACTTTATTATATGTATTTTCTAAACTCATGCACAGGACTCCACTAATTTAGCTTCCGCTTCTCTTCTTTTTATCAATCCATCAAGACCTCTGCCTTCCCATATTCTTTTCATGTTTCTTAACTCCTGTGCTATTCCTAGATAATCTTTATTCGGTATTAGGTCTCTGATATTACGCATTTCCAAACGACTATCACCTGATAATGAAGATCCTCTATTAAAAACTAAAGAAACAATAGCACCATAAGCATCGTCACATAGTTCATCAAGTTTTGGAAAAGTTTTTTCAGCAAGTCTTGCGAACTTTGTCCATATAGAAGCATCAAACATTTTTATGGCTTGTTCCCAACTTATATTAATACCACTATTTTTATGTTGTTGGGTATATGCCTTACCAGCTTGTCCTGTTTTACCAGAAGCCCCTTTTACTATTTCAAGTTGATTTTTTGGTAAAAAATAAAAAAGTTTTTCTAGTTCAGCTGGTGTATAATAACCACAATCAACACCGATACCTAGAGTGAAACCACTAGCTCCGCCGGGCCATTCCGGTCTAGTTAAATGTTTTTCGTAATATTCTTTCCCTCCACCTACTTCGTATTCAAGAATTAATGCTAATGCTTTCGGTGATGGATTTTTCATACCTCAACCTCCGATATATTATAATCTTCTTCCTTTGCATTGTTTGTTAATATTTCTTCATTAACATTTACATTTTTATCTTCAACAATTTTTTCACTTCGTGCTTCTCCTTCTATACTCGCATTTGAAGAACTATTATATTTTAAATCAACAAGACCTTGTGCTCCAATATAAACAGATATCACAAGACCAAATATTTCTATTATCTTTGTGAATATTGTAGAATATGCTGTTACTACGATATCATGATCGGTTGGTATAAGAAAAAGAAATCCAACCGCCATTAAAAACATAATAACAATCATAACTATTGCTGAAAATATTACAAAAAACTTTTTAGATGAAAGATGGTTAGTATCTTCCATCACTTTTTGTAATTCAGGAGGAGTATTGGGTGGTGCTTTTCCGTTTGTAAGAAAAGCACTTGCCGTTTGAGCTATATTGACAACATTCTGCCACATATAGCTACTTATACTCAAAAGTTTAAACTAGAGTACCTAGAATAAACCCAACGATGAATGCTATGATAGCAGTTGCTGATTTAGGATGGTTATATCCCCATTTATAAAGCCAATTAATAACATTAAATGTATCTTTTTTTACAATAGGTATTTCTTTGGCTATAAATGACTCAGCTGCTGATATTTTTTCCGTTAATGTTGTCATAAGAAGAATAAACCGTTTGATTTAGCGTAGAAATATAAGCCTATTAAAATTAATAGACTAATAATAATAACATTTCTCCAAAGGATAGCTAAATCCTTTTTATAAATTTGCTGTTGAAGATGATTTAAATCTATAACCATTTTATCAGACATTTTTTTCTGCTTTTCTAATTCTTTATTGTCATTTTCTATCTGTTTTGCCTTTTGGATATTATCTTCTTCAAAAATTCTCTTTATATCCCGATCTTTTAAAAGATTTTGATAATCATCGGAACCAACTACTACAACTTTATCATTTTTATACTGATCCGGAACCACAACAACTCTCGTTTTTGATTTATCCGATTCATAAATCGAATTTACTTTGATTGGATTTTTTGGTGGTTTAATGAATTTGGTAGTTTCATTTGAATAAAACCAAGCCATGTCGATTCTTGCTTTTTCCAAAGAAGAATTCACCGCATAAACATTCTTACTAACAGCTTCTGACTGTTTTTCAGTATAAACCGTACAAGAAGTTAAAAATAATGTTAAAAAAATTAAAGATTTTTTCATATTAATCCTTTCTAAAAAGAATATCATCCTGATAAGCAGGTAAGGATGAAGAATTAAAAGCAGTTGGTAAATCATGACTACAAGTATTGTAATCATTGTAACTAATTGCAGTTGCTAGATATTTAGAAGCATCAAAATCTTCATTTAAAACAAAAGAATTGCTTTTTGCTTCTTGAATATCAATCAGTCTTTCAAGTTTAGTAGAGATTCTCTCTACTGCATCTACGAGTCTATTAAACGTATAATTGTCCATATAAAATATATAACACGAAAAATCCCAAAGTCAAATTTAGCCAAGAAAATATTCAGTAAATACTATAATGTTCAGTATATTCAGTATATTTTATATTTTTAGTATATTAAAACTTAAAACAAGGAATTAAAAGGACGACATCCTATTTTACAAACCACTGGATACATTGTCAAGGGGTTAAGATAGCTTTTTCTTAATTTTTATTAAAAATTCCTCATCTTCTCCTGTAGGAATTATACAAGGTAATCCATTAAAAGTACCTTTTACATCTTGAAATGGTCTTCTGTTATCTTTAATTTTGATAAAAGAAGGTAACCTTTTAGAAAGGACAGATTTTACCTTTTGTATCCTTTTTAAAGGGTCAGAATAATAATTAGACCATGCATTTAACTCTGATTTTTCATTGAAATAACATAGAATTTTACAGTTTAACTCCTTTTCTTTCTTTTTCATGGTCATTAAACCAAGTTCTATGCTCTGATTTATAAAAGTATTGAAAATATTAGGCTTAGAAGACACTTTATTGTCTTTTAAGAGCATCCATTCCTGACAATAATCAACATAATCAGCCAAAAGTTCTTCTATGTAATCGAAAATATCAAAAACCAATACGTTATCTTTGATATAATACAGGAAATATTGTTTATTGGTTCTCATTCCTATTAGATATTATAACATCTAATAGTAATTTCTCAACAACTTCTTTTGGTAAAGCTTGTTGTGCGTATTTTACACTCTCAATTATCTGTTTATACTGCTCTTCGAGTCTTTCTTTGATTTCAAATGCAACTATATTCTGATCTTTGGTCAAATCAGCATAGGAACGCTTCTGTTGGAACTGTAATGCCTCTAATAATGGTTGACCTGTATTTGCTATGATCGCAGCAAGTCTCTTGAAAAAGCGATTTAAAGGCGATTCTACTGATGATTCTGTGAAATTTGATAGTGTCTCATACAAATAAGTCAGTATTATTGATTTTTCGACACTTTCTTTAACTCCAGCCAAGAATTCTGGACCTCTTATATGAATTTTACCATAAGGATTATAAGGACAACCAGTTCCTATAACCTTTGAACCACAAAAAATGCATTTATTGGGAACATCAAAATGAACATGTGTCTTTGTTGGACTATAAAGACACGGTCTTCCATAATATTTTGAGTTACAGTATATACAATGCGAATCCATTATCTTAATATTTATTGTTTGTGTTATATTTATCCAATTCTGCCTTCGGAGCTTTACCAATTCTACAATTTATTATGCCATTATGGTAATCTTCTCTAAATAAAACATCTTTATCTATTTGTTCTTTTATTTCATAATAAGCTAAAGCCCATTTAGAATCACAAGTTCTTAATATTTTAAAAATAAACTTATCTTTTCCGTAATTTTTAATCTCCTCATTAAGTTCATTAGATGAACTAGTGTATTCTTTCCAATCAGATTCTTTATAGTCAATTCTATTTCGCTTTTTACCCTTTAATGGCTTTCTTTTAATACGAGATTGACATTGTTTTTTACCAATATACTTTTTATTCGTAATAGTATTGGTGATTTCATAAATGAAACCGAACGTTTCTTCTGTTATTTCAACAGATTCATTTAAAATCCAATGACCTAAATCCATTATCTAGCACCTAAAAATGTTTCTGGAAATGTTCTTTTGATTACTGGAAACATTTTAGCTGTTTTTGGCTTTAAAGATTTAACTTTTCCTTTTTTTGTTCCCATTTTATGTGATTTGGGTGGTTTTCTTTCTTTTTTATTTGTATCATATGCTCCAAATATATTTCTTGCATCACTAGCACCTGTTTTTGGATCTACTGCATATCTATCACCACTAAAAACACTTGACGGTTGTTGTGGATGTCCTAAAACACCACCTGCGGTACTATTACTCATTTCTTGTAATACGCTAGAAATTATTAGTTGAAGTTTATTCATAATGTGATATATTAATACTTAATATATTTATGGATATTTTTGAAAAATATAATGAGGAAATAAAAGAAGACGTTAAACTTGATCAGCTTAATTTGTTAGACAAGCAATTAATGTTACCCGCATTAAGACATAAATGGGTTTCTAGATTAATGATTCAAAAGAGAAATAGAAACGAATTGGAAAAAAAGAAGAAAGAATTGAAATATGAAGTTTTAAAAACTTTGAGTAAAGAAATCCCAACAGGAATTCCTAAAACTGCTTTGGAAGCTAAAGTAGAATCTACTGATACTATTCAGAAAATAAATGAAGATATTCAAGAATGTAATCTTTTAATAGATTATCTTGATAAAGTTGAAAATATTTTTAGAAGTATGACTTATGATCTTAAAAACGTCATAGATATTACAAAACTTGAAACTACATGATTGAATTAACTTTAACACCCAATCAAAAGCAAGGTCAGATAAATTCTGATCCATCTAGCCTTGCGTTGATTCGTGAAAAGTTTTCAATTTCAAATCCAGCACACAGAAGAAATGCTAGGTTTGTTCCAAAAAGATTATATGCAATTACTCCTTCCGGTAAATTTGAAATCGGAATGTTGTTGGATATTGTTTCTTATCTTCAAAGTGAACAATTGATATATAAAGTTTCCGATGAATTAAATAAAAAGTTTAAAGTTGGTTTTCCGGAACCAAAAATAAAACTATATGAGATGATAT